CGTCTAAGGCTTCTTGCTCTTCAGTATCCATCACACTACGAATCTTGCCAATACCACAAGATTTTGTGGGTGCAGATCCTGCTTTGAGTTCGTCTAAAAGACTACTTTTTGACATGTTTCTTCTCCAACTTTTGCCGTTCTTTTTGAAGCACTTCTATAACCCGAAATAGTTCTTCGGCATCGGTAGGCCCAACGAAGACCTTACCGAGGTAATAGATAATACGATCAATGTCATGTACTTTCATGCTACCACCCTTTGGTTAGGTTGTGTAGCATATCCTACCTAAGTAGGTGTGTCAATTACCCTTGAAAGGAAGCAACCGCCTCTGGGATGTTGTCGCCACAAACATAACGAAGATGCCATGGCTCTTCAGGAACAACTTCCCATGAGAAACCAAACTTCTTCACGTTGGCAATAAGCCAGTTCAAGCGCTTTGGTTCTCCTGCATTAGCAACGTCAACGGCGATGCCGAGGTTATGCTGAGACTTACCAGGCGTAGCCAAGGTTGCCATGCCCTTCTTCAAATACCAAGTCTTGCCTTCAAATGTCTTGGTCTTACCAGTTCCCGTGTCTTCAAGGCTGTAGCGTTGTAGGAAGCCTTTTTTCTGCAACTCATATTCTCGATATGTGTCACCTGCTGAAGTCGGCTTGAGTTCAATACCGTCAGCCTTTGCAGCAGCGACCATTGCAGCCCATGCTTTTGCTGCAATGTGGTGCAATTTACCACCACCTACTGCTGGGACAAGAAGATTTGCTGGCAACTTTCCAGGTGTAACACCCTTGAGGTCCTTTGGCAATACTACGGGAACAATGTAGTCCCAAGCAACTTTACTCATACAGTCTCCTCGTCATCAGGTATTCCATTACCATTTTTATCTTCTGCGCTCCTACCAGTTGAAATCATCAGTCCTGCAAGTGTTCCAGTAATGAATGTTGCTACTGAGGAAAGAACGCCAAAGAACATTTTATCATTCTCTGCTTGAGCGCCAATAGGCTGTGTAACAAACACAAGCGCCCAAAGTACTCCTACAGTGGTGATGAGTAGAACAAAACCAAGCATGCATCCGATTACAAACTTCAAACGGGCATCTAGTTCTGCTGAGGTTAAACGTGGTTTCATGGTGCTACTGTCTCCTGTGTTGGTATTGTTTCTGTTGACACCGTGTCTGCGGTTGGGTCAAAACCTAGTAATGTGTCTGGGCATGCCCCATCTACTTGACATGCAGGGCGCTGGCATTCAGGCTTTTCCCAGTTTGCTGGGTCTTGGCATTCATAACGGTACTTACCGTCATAGCCACAACTTGCTAAAAGAAGTGCCGAAATAAATAGAAATCTTTTCATTTCTTTTCCTTATCCATGTGCCAATCAATGTGGGTGTTTAAGCGACCAGCCACTGCGTCAATACCGCTACGAACTTTGCGAAGTTCGGACATTACGTTTGCGTGGTCTTGACGATTTTCTACTCTGAAATTTTTGAATTCCCTTATAAGAAAACCGACCCCAGTTCCAACTAAGGGTATAGCAGCCGCAATGATGATCGCCCATGAGTCTGTCATAGATCACTCGGGAAGCAATGGGACGCTTGTACTTTTTGTTGTAGGACGTACGGATACTGGAGTGCCACCAAATTGTGTTGCCAAGTTGCGGTTAATTTGATTAATTCTAGGTGCGCCCATACCAAAGTAAACTTGCTTACTACGGTCAGGAACTTCAATGTCACGAACAAAGCCATGACTATCAGGCATTGATCCAACTTCTGGGTTAGTTGGAACTTTGTAGCGAAGTGCAACAATTCCACCAATCTGTGGGTCATGCACTCGCTGGTCGTGTAGGTCACCTACAGAAACTCGTCTTGCGGCTTTACCACGACCAACTGTTTCTTTAACTACTGGAAGATCAACGCTGTCACCACGCTTATCGGTGATACGCATTTCGTCAGGAAATTCAAAACCTTTGCTTGGTGTGTAGAACGGTGCTGCCATGTTTCCACCAGCCTCAGTGATTTGTCGAATACGACCAGCCGTTGTATTTTCACTCAAACTATGAATACGGTAGTAATTCTTAAATGGGCTTGCAGTTTCTTGTGGAAGAACATCACGAGTTCCATGCTTTGTGTATTCACTAAATGTTGTGCGTGGGTGACCACCAATGAGAACAGCGCCTGCTGGAAGTCTGTCAAAGTCAATGTCTGAAGTTCCATTCAAACGAACAATTGATTGCTTATCCATTCTCCGTGCCAGTGCTTCATGTCGAGCAATAGAGTGGTTCAAAAGACCCAAGTACTTTTCTGGCTCTTGAACCAAGAAGTTGGTTCGTACGTGTGGGGCATGTCCTACGCCAGGGATTTTTCCCATGCGACCAGACTCACGAAGACATACTGCGCTACAGCCTTTTGTTTCTGAACCACAAGTGTTGCACAAACCAGACGAGTCAGATGGGTCAAGATATTGAATTGCTTGCAAAGATCGTTGTACTTTACGCAAACCAGATGTGCTGTTGTGTTCCAACTTCGCACTGTCCATTGTCAGAAGAAATGGGTTTTGTCCACCAAATGTTCCAGGGGTACGGCGGTTTTCAGTTCCAGTTGAAATCTTTCTAAACGCTTCTTGCGCTTCAGGAAGACCACCCTTTGGGTCGCTGTAATACTCAACCGCTTCAGGTGATGCTTCACTAAGAATGTCAAATGCTTTTTTAGCCATATCTGTCTCCTATTGTCCGAAATCGTTTTCGTCTTTACGACCCTTGTTTACGTGAATAGCCCTGCGGCGAAGATCGGTTTCTTTAACCAAGCGACCTTCCTCTTCAGGACGTGGTGCATCTTTAATCTTTTTATCAAGCATTGGCTTTCCTTTACCAAATGCCGCATCAATTGGATCTTCACCTGGGATTGGTCGACTGAACTGCTCTTGTTGCAATGCAGTTGCTGCTTGTAAATCACGCTCAACAGAAAAACCAGTTGGTTGATAAACATTTACTCCGTTTGAACTTCTTAAAAAAGAAGAAAGAACAAACGGGTTACGATGACCACGTTCTTTTGGCGGTGGGGCAACTTGATACGAACTATAGAAAGCACCAGCACGGCTCATTAAACTTGGGGAGTATTGACCCATTGGGCCAAGTCCCCAAGATTGGGCGATACCTTCTCTTAGATCGTCAGTTGTTGTCAGGGCATACGGCGAAGAAGGATTACCTACTCCACTGCTTTCTGCGCCAGCGTCAACGCCTTCTGCGCCACCGCCAGATTCCATAATCAGTCAAATACAACCGTTGGGTTCGGACGGTTCATGTGACCACCCGAGTTGTACGAATATTCAAACTGTGGCATGTCATCGCCTGCCATTGCACCTTCAACGAATTCTGAAAGTACCGATGGGGCTTCAATCCATGATGCTGAACCAACATGAGCACGTTCACGCATGGTGTCTGCTGCATGCTTGTAGAACATCTCTGGGTTGTTCTGGTTCATTCGCATAGGCGATGGTGCGGTGTCCTCATATGCTCCACGACCAAAGTCGTTTGGAACGTCAGTGTCGGTTGCGACACCTTCTTCAAAGCGAAGAGGTCCTTTGTTGCCTGGGATACTTGGGGCCATGTTGCGCTCGAAAACGGTTACATCCCGTTCAGGGAACATAGGCGATGGTGCTACTGTCATTGTTGACTCCTCAATAAATAGGGGTGTCCATAGAATACCATTAATTGAAAAATGGGTTTTCTCCAACGGTTATAGTTGGCATTACATCCTGAACGGTCATTGCACATGCGATTGCCAATGAGTCTGCATAGTCGTCAAACGCACCCTTTTCATTAGGTGCTTCAGCCAACATATACGGCCCACGGTAAACCTTTTCAAGGTCATTCATTTGCTGATTAAACCGTTTCCATGAACGGGTACGGCGAGCCTTAGAGTGTCCTGGGATCACTAATTGCTCACGCTGGATCAATTCTGTTAGGTGTACCCATCGCTCATTTTGTGCTTTTGAGTCAGAACTAATTGGGATAACTTCAATTTCTGGAAGTAGAATCTTTAGTCGTTCCGCTACAGCGCCACCAACACCCTGTGCGTCAACCCCGATGCGTAGAACATCGTAGTTTCGCAAGAAGTCAATTATGTGAAAGTACTGAGATTCCCATTCTTCGTTGTTAATTTCCAACCAGTTTAGGATGCGGTGTTCAAAGAAACCAAAAGGATCTGGATGATCCCAGTCAACCCAGCAGACGGTCACTACCGTAGAGTCGTTAGATCGAGCAACGTCAATACCGACCACCACAGGTGTACGCCACCACTGTTTGACCAACGGCATAGACGGGTCGTACAGTCTTTCTAGGCGCTCCTCAGTAACAAACATTCCCTTTTCCAACATCCATCGGTTGCAATAGGACATTTGGAATTCGTCAGAATCTTCTCCAATGCGGAGTTTTTCTTTAGCAATAAACTTTCCGTAGTTAGAGTTGTACTTAGAAGCAACCCTGTGGTCGTACTCAAAATGACATTCTCGTAATGTCTTCCTTGCTTGGGTAGCACGGCGCTTGTTGTATTGGATCATCTTATAGAAGTAAGACTTTGTACGGGAAGCCGTTCCAGTAAGCATGATGCTTCCGTTGTTAAACGCCAACATTGGCTTGATTGACTTTGTAATCATAAACTCATCGGCTTCCTGAGCCTCGTCAATAAGCACAAAGTGATACGTCTTTGATTCAATCTTTGCTTTTGGGTTACAAGTCTGCATTCGGCACAAAGAACCAGAGCGCTTCATGGTGATGATTTTTCCCTTACCACGAGTACCACCAGAGGTTGCTTTGTCATCAATCTCTGGGTCAAGTAGGAAATCCATGGCGTGTTCGCTTGTTAGTCGACTCACGATGCGACCAAACACTGTGTCTGCCTGGTCTTCAGTTGGGGCAAACACACCAACCCAAAATCCTTTTTCAAACTTAGACAGCCACGTTGGGTAGACTTTAGCCAACTTAGGAAGGATAACCATCTGTGCTGCAAGAACATTGGAAAGAACTTCAGACTTACCAGACTGACGAGTTGCAATTAGTGTTAGTTCTTCACCGTCACCCAAAACAATAGATTCAATAATTCGGTATGCAATAGGGATTTGATACGGGAACAACTCAACATTACAGAACTGTTCAGTAAATAAAACAAGTTTAGTAACCAACTGGTCGACAAATTCAGCCGAGGTTTCGTCAAGTTCCTCAACTAAATCTTCGGGTAGTAACTCTTGTTCTTGATCGTATAGGGTATCCGACATACCCTATAAGCCTACCTCACTTTAGAAAAGTGATAGT